GCTATCGTCCACCACGGGCGCGAATATCGACATCTACCCGTTCATCGTCACGGCGCAGGACGCCTGGGGGCAGATCGCGGTGCGCGGTCTCGGCGCGCTCGATCCGACATTCATTCCGCCTGGAGACAAAACCAAGTCCGACCCGTTGGGTCAGCGCGGTTACGTCGGGGCCAGTTGGTGGAAGGCCGTAATGATAGAAAATCAGGGATGGCTTGCGGTTGGCAACGTTGGCAGCAAAGTTCTCCTGTAATACCAGCCGACTAACCCATGATTGGTTCATCTTGTAAGTGATACAGAACTATGTAATGTGGGGCTTCTCAACCACTGGAAGCCCTGTCATGCCTGTTCTGAAGGTTTGCGGTCACTGCGAGAGATCGTTCTCGGTTCCGTTTCGGCGGCACGAGACCGTCAAATTCTGTTCCGTTGAGTGCAAAAACAACGCCAAACGCGTCACGTTGGTCTGTGCGGGCTGCGGCGGGTCGTTTGAGCGGAGGCGGTACGAAGCCGCCGCCAAATATTGCTCGGACGCCTGTTTTCATTCCGCCATGGTCGGCGCGACCTACGATGTAGGGGGTCGGCAACGCTATCACCGCGCCTGTGAAGTCTGCGGCGTCGAGTTCCGGGTCACGATGACCCGGAAGGACACGGCGCGGTTTTGCTCGCGAGCCTGCCAGAGCAGCAGCCCAACGTTTCGCGCCGAGATGTCAGCGACGCAGACGGGTGAAAAGCATTGGCGTTGGGCGGGCGGTCTCTACAGGCGTGGAACTGGTTATGTCCGTGAAAGAGGACAGAACATCGGCTCCGCGACGTTCCGTTTCGAGCACCGTCTGGTCATCGAAAGGGCGCTCCTGGCGGCGGAACCGAACCACCCGTTTCTGATCGATACCGACGGCGTGAAGAGGCTCGATCCGACGATTGAAGTGCATCACCTCGACCACGACAGGTCGAACAACGCGTTCTCCAATCTTCTGGCCGTGACGAAGCACGCGCACGCGCAAATCCATCACCGGAACAGGAAACCAGACCCATGGGAGTGTTGGCCAAATGACCACGCCATGAAATACGCACAGGAGAAAGTCCAGTGTTAGACACAATGAACCGTTACCTCGCGGGGTTCCGCGAGGTGCGATGGGTGCATGCGCTTCGCGCCTGCCTGATTCCGATCGGCGATCGTATGTCCTCGCAGGCTCTCACGCCCGCTGGCCTCGTCGTCGGCACAACTGACACCACGACGGCGAAGATCGGCGCGGCGGCGTTCCAGGCCTGCGCCAACGGTCGCATGGTGACGATCGCCGCCGGCACCGAATTGCCGAAACCGCTAGGCCTCAACGTGACTACCGGGTTTTTCGGCATCGGGTGCTGGTTCACCGACAGCGCGGGCACCGTGACGTTCGCGCCCGGTCCCAACGGCACGACGGCGGGTAGCGCGGGGTTCCCGCAATTCCCGCGTGGGCAGGCGCTGATCGGCTTCATCACCGTGACGATCAGTGGCTCTTACATCGGCGGCACCACGCCACTGAGCGGCGCGACCACCGCCTATTTCTCGCCCACCGGGGCGTTCGATCCGACGATCCTCGTTTGAAAGGGGAATGAAATGGCTACCCTCAACTTTGATTATGGTGTCACACAGAACCTGTCCAATGCGGGTGTGGTCGCCGGGACTACCTCGACCTACACGACGACGGCGGCGACTGTTTGCGCGATCCAGGGCAAGTTCGCGACCCCCCTGGCGGCGCAGACCGCGCAGCCGACGCCAACCACCGACGCGGTCACCGGGCAACCGTTTGTCGCCGTGCCGCCGAACAGCACATGCGTGCTGGTCCTCGGCGTTAACGCCGCTGGCGTGATCCAGATGGCGCAGGGACAGATCCTGCCGACCACCACTGGCGTCACGACCACCGTGGGGGCGTTTCTGCGCGACCCGCAGTTCCCGCCGATCCCCGACAATTTCTGCGCGCTCGCGTATGCGATTGTGAGAACAGCACCAGCCGCCGCGCCGTGGACGCCGGGCACGGGTAGTTGGACAGCATCCGGCGTAGTTACGACTGCGTTTCAGAACGTTAGCCAATTGCCATCTCGGCCACAGCTTTCCTGATCTGGTGCCGTCGTCAGTCCCAACGGGCAAACGGCCCATGAATTCTGGCGGCGGCGTCCTGATAGGCCTGCGTGGCTTCCTCGATGGTATCGAAGGTGCCGAGGTATGCTTCCTTGTTCCTGGACCTGATCCTGGCCATGAAACCGCGCCCATGGGCCTGAACACCCTTGACGCCAACCTTGTTGTCCCTCCGGACCAAGATGTTGGCCATGTTCAGACCGTTTGTCGCGGCTCGCAGATTGTCGATGCGGTTGTTCGCGGGGTTTCGATCAGCATGATCGATGGTGTCAGGAAGCGGTTCGCCGTGGGTCAGAAGCCAAATCAACCTATGTGCGTAGTATGGGTGGTTCTGGAGTCGGATGAGGATATATCCGGCCTTTGTCACCGCCCCCGCGGGCTTCCCTACATTCTTGGCGTTCCATGACCGGAATGTCCGTTCGCTGTCAAACATCTCTCGCGGTCTCGGCAGCCAGGTCAGGGCGCCGGTTTCGGGGTCATAAGCCAGCAACTGGCGCACGAGGTCGCGAGGCGGTAATGGCTTGGGAAGCACGTCGATCCTCCACCCTAGGGTCAGTGTCAGGACGCTCAGAGCCGGTTCAACGGCCTGGGCGTCCGCCTCTGATCATGAATGAACCGTCCCGTAACGGCAACAGTCAGAGGTGATGCATGCCGCCGTTTCAGAAGAAAGAAGCCCACAACAGCGATGTCGCTGTCGAGCAATATGAACCCATCGCCGACCCAAAGGATTACGATGGCGATATCATCCTCGCGGACAAGGACCTGATCGCCAAGGACTACGCCGATGAGTTGGCTTTTATGAACGAACCGATCGAGATCCGCCTGCAACCCTCGACTGACAGGAACGCCGCCATGTCGTTTCCCGTGTGGGTGAACGGCAAGCCAGCCGAGGTGATGACCAACGGGCGCTGGCGAGAATTGGGCTGGCTGCCGGTGGCGACGAACCTCACGGTGCGCCGGTCGGTGCTGGAGATCATCCTGCGCGCCAAGGTCGACACCGTGAACACGCAGATTTTCGGTTCCGACACAGAGCGGCCCGAAAACAAGACGCCGCGCTTCACGACGCCGGTTCATTCCGTGTCCGTGCTGTCCGATCCGAACCCCAAGGGACCGGCGTGGATGACCGAGGTCATTCGCAGGACGTATTGACGTGACCTACCTGGAAATGTGCCGCGTGGCGATCATGAATTGCGGCGTGGCGCCGTTCGCCGCCCTCAACACGGTGCTGCCGACCGTGGTCGGGGCCACCGGCAGCGTCGGCAGGGTCACCGCGTGGGTCAAGGACGCATATTCCGACATCGTGATGGAACACGACGACTGGGAATGGCTGCGGTCCAGCAACATGCTGGGGGCCGGCGTTTCGTTCCAGACCGTCGCCGGGCAGGCCAGCTACCCGCTGGGCACCGGGCCGGGAACGGTGGGCGTGGTCGCCGACCGGCTTGGCAAGTGGGCTGAACACACGTTCCGCGATCACACGACATCAGTCGGGTTTGTCAACGAAAACTACCTCGATGACATCCCCTACGATCAATGGCGCAACGATTACATGTATGGGGCGCAGCGCAACGTGAAGACGCGCCCGATCGTCATCGCCATTGGCCCGGATCTGAGCCTCAATCTGGGTCCGCCGCCGAACGATCAATACACCGTCACCGGAGATTATTTCGTCGTGCCGCCGGATCTGACGGCTGACGCGGACGTGCCGTTCGGCCTGCCGACGCGGTTTCACATGCTGATCGTCTACAGGACGATGATGAAATACGGCCAGTATGAGTCCGCGCAAGAGGTTTACACGCGCGGCCAGGAGGAGAACGCGGGCATGTATTCGCGCTTGCAGCTTCTTCGCGCGCCGCGGGTGAGCTGGGGAGCCGCGCTGGCATGACGCTCATTCTGGAAGGTCCGTCCACCGACCCGGACGCCCCGGTCATCACGCCGATCGCGCTGTCCGAGGACATCAACACCGAACTAACGTCTTTTTGGCTGCCACTGGCCGGCGGCACGATCGTCGGCAGGCTGCTGCTCTCCGTCGACCCCTTGGTGCCGCTTGAGGCGGCGAGCAAGCGATACGTCGACAATCGGGCGCCGCTGGGCGGTCCCTACCTTCCGCTCGCCGGGGGCAGCATGCAGGGCGGTCTGACACTGGCCGGCGACCCGCTGATGCCGCTACACGCCGTCCCGCTGCGTTACCTTCAGGCCAATTACGCCCCGGTCGGCGTGTATGTGCTGAAGAACGGCGACACGATGACCGGGCCGCTGACACTGCCGGCTGATCCGCTCGCGGACATGCAGGCGGCGACGAAGCAATACGTCGATCACAAGTCCGGAGCGGGCCTGTCTGAGGCGCCGATGACCGGCCTGACCTACGGCAGACAGTCCGCGGCCTGGAATCAGGTGATCGCCGCGAACAACGACATCGTCGATGGCGGTAATTTTTGATTACGACATCAGAACATAGGGGTATCTTCTAGTGGCCGATATCCTCCGCATCAAACGACGCGTGACCGGTGCCCCGGGCGCCCCCTCCGGGCTGGCGAACGCGGAAATCGCCTACAACGAGGTTGACCACATCCTTTATTACGGCGAGGGAACGGGCGGCGGCGGGGGGACCGCTTCGATCGTCGCGGCCATCGGCGGGCAGGGTCTCGCCTACACGTCGCTGCCGGCGATGGACGGCACCGCGTTCGCGGGAGGAGCCTCGCTGTGGTCGCGCGGCGATCATGTGCATCCCACCGACACCACGCGCGCGGCGGCATCCTCGGTCCCCGGGCCGTCGGTCACCCCGCCGGCCATGGATGGAACCCAGACGATCGGGGTGCTGGCGACCTACGCGCACGGCGACCACATCCATCCGACCGATACCAGCCGCTACGCCGCGAGCAATCCGTCAGGATACCAGACGGCGGCACAGGTCGTGGCGGTCAGGCTGGACCAGTTCGCCGCGCCCACCGCGCCGGTCAACTGGAACAACCAACCGCTGCAAAATCTGGCGGAGCCAAGCAACAATTCGGACGCCGCCACGAAGCACTACGTGGACGGCGCGTCGCAGGGACTGGCATCCAAGGCCGCCGTGCAGGCCGCGACGACGGTCAATATCGCGCTGTCGGGGTTACAGAGCATTGACGGCTACCCGACCGGCGCGGGCGACCGCATCCTGGTCAAAGACCAGACGACGCAGGCCAACAACGGGATCTATGTGGCCTCGGCCACCGGCTGGAATCGCGCGACCGACATGGCCACCTGGGCACAGGTGCCCAACGCTTACGTGTTCGTTTCGCAGGGCACGGTCAACCAGAACAGTTCCTGGGTCTGCACCTCGACGCTGACCGGCGGCACGATCGGCGTCACCGCGGTGACCTGGGTGCAGTTCTCGCAGGCGGCGGTCGCGACGGCGGGCGCGGGCCTCAGCAAGGTCGGCAATCGCTTCGATGTCATCGGCACCGCCGGGCGCATCGCAGTCGGCGCGGCGGTGGACATCGACACCAACTATGTCGGTCAGATCAGCATCGTCACGCTGGGGACGGTGGGCACGGGGACGTGGAACGCGACGACCATCGCCATGGCGCGTGGCGGCACGGGCGCCACGAGCATCCCCACGGGCTACGTGACCAGCAACGGGTCGGTGCTGTCCTCGGTCGCCAGCATCCCCAACAGCGGCATCTCAGGCCTCGGAACGATGGCCACGCAGGACGCGACCAACGTCGCGATCGTCGGCGGCTCGATCAACAACGTGACGTTCGACTGCGGCGTTTTTTAGAGACGATGTTGAAACGACAATCAGCCGGGATAGTCTTGTTCGCCAGGGTAGGCCCATGTGGTTCGTCCGTCTCGGATGACTCTTCTGCGTCCGGTTGCCGTGGCGGACAGCCGGTCGGCCATTTGCGGTCCCTTTGGTCTGCCGGACTGGAACGCGATGGTCTTTGCCCTGCGGGCCTCGCGTCCCTGTTCATCCTGTGTGGCCCAGTAGTTTTTGCCATACGCCGGATTCTTGGAGCCTTTTGGGGGGTAGTTACGGGCGCGATCAGCGCGGTTCTGTTCAGCGAGGGTTATCGACACATTGCCGGGTTCATACCCTCCACGGTCGCCTTGACGCGCCATGACATATTGACCGCGTCTCCAGCCACGCCTCTCCCATTGGCCGCTTTCCTGCCACAGGGTCCACCATTGATCGAAGGTCAGGGCAAAGGGGATATCGCGCGCTCTGGCATTCGATTTGTGCGCGGCAAAGAGAAACCTGGGGGTCCGGCTGTTCCGGGCGCGCCATTGTTTCATACGTTCAGGCGTCGGCATTTGTGTCTCCCTTCGAGAGGCACGTTGTAGTGGCTGATCTGCTACGCATCAAGCGGCGACCCGCCGGGGGCGCCGCCGGGGCGCCCGCCTCGCTGCTGTCGTCCGAGGTCGCTTTCAATGAGGTTGACCGGACGCTCTACTATGGCCTCGACAATGCCGGTGGGGTCACGACCAACATTATCCCGATCGCCGGTTCCGGCGCGTTCCTGCCGCTGTCGGGAGGACGGTTAAGCGGCGGGCTGAGTTTCGGCGTGGCCACGGTGTCGAACCCCACCGACATGTCGCGGCATATCTCGCTGTTCGACGGCTGGGGCGGCTTCAGCATCACGGGTGGCACGCTCAACCTCGTCTCTGGCGGCATGCTCACGATGTTGTTCCAAGGTGCCACCGCCACCATGGGGACGGGCGTCGGCCTGTATCTCGATCACGATCCGGTCAACGCGACAGAAGCGGTGCCGAAACAATACCTCGACAATAATTACAGCACGAATACGCAGGGTGACGCCCGTTGGGTCAACGTGACCGGCGACACGATGACTGGCCCTCTGGGCATCGCCGATACTTCATCAAGTCCGTTGGTCATCCTGGGCAACCCGGTGATGCCGGGTATTCCGCCGCCCGCGCCAAGCGTCCGCTTCATCGGGGCGCACAACAACGACGGCATGTTTCTTGTCGATGCTTTTGGCAACGGCGGGTCAGGCGGCGGTGGGTTCTTCATGGCTCGCTCCACGGGAGGCGATGCGGGCGCGCCAGGCGCCGTCGCCGCCGGCCAGCGCATGGGCGGGTTACGGTTCTCCGGTTATGGCACTACGGGTTACGGTACGGCGCGTGCGGTCATCCAGGCGTTCGCGGCGGAAACCTTCACCGATGCCGCGCAAGGTGTTTATTTTAGCTTCCTCACCACGGCCATCGGGACCGCGACGCCGCTGGAGCGGCTGCGGTTGACTGATGCCGGCGCATTATTGTTACAGGTTGGTGATCCAACGCAGCCCCTTCAGGCGGTGCCAAAACAATACCTCGACAATAATTACAGCACGAACGCGCAGGGCGACGCGCGCTGGGTGAATGTTTCCGGCGACACGATGACCGGCCAACTCAACATCGCCAACAACAACAGCGCCCTGAGTTTCAAAGACGCCAGCGGCGGCGATGTCAGGTTTATCGTCGGCTCCGACAATCATCTCGGCGTTTATAGCACGGGGTCCGCTGGCGCGACCAACGTGGTCATACTGGACTTCTACGCTCGTAACGACAGCCCGCTGGTGACCTTTAGCCAGTCCACGACGTTCTCAAAAGATGTGACGCTATGGGGAACACTTACCTCGAACTCCAGCATCAACCTGAACAACGGCGTCGGCAACGACCCCAATGACCGCTCGCGCGGCATCACGCTCTGGGGTCCGACGGTCGGCACTGGTTACGGTTTCGCGGTCACCGCCTACACGCTGAACTATGCCGTGCAGGGCGGCAGTCAGAGCCGACACGACTTTTACTCGGACACCGATCTGCTGTTCAGGGTGGGTGGTGATCAGGTCCAACTCTATCGGCCCATGATACTGGCCCGCGACCCGATCGCCGCGATGGAAGCGGTCACGCTGCAATACCTCACGGCCAACACGATCAGCGCGGGCGGTGGGGACGCGCGCTGGGTCAACGTGACCGGCGACACGATGACGGGGTTGTTGGGCATCGCGGCGCCGGATACGCCCACGACCGCGCAACTGGTGCTCAACCCGACCGCGACCGGCGCGGTCAGGCTTGAGAGTAAAATCCGCTTCTACGGCTCGTTCGATTACGCGGGCGACACGACGCCGCGTTTCGCCGCCTCGATCCGGGGCGGGTTCCAGGGCGGCGCGTGGGGCAGTGAGCACCTCGACATCTGGGTCAGCAACCAGACCAACGACGCCAACACAGACGCCAATCAGTCACGGGTCGCGCGGTTCAATCTGAACGGGCTTACTCTCGCGAACGGGCTGTCGGTCGGGGGAGACTCGGGCCTGCACAACGTCTTCCTCGACGGCAATATGGGGATCATCTATCGCGGCCTCTCTGGCGCCACACAAAGATGGGTGGGTTTTGGTTACAACGGCGCCCTGAACCTCTACATCGACGGTGCTTACACGAGCGACCTCGCGACCACGGCATGGGTCGATGGGGCCTACCTCAGGCTAACAGGCGGCAACGTCACCGGACACACAACCTTCTCCGGTGCCAACCCGCAAATATCCCTGAACAGCACGACAGGTGATTATCGTTCGCTCTCATTTGAGACCAACGGGCTATGGCGTTGGCATTTCACCGTCACGGCAGGAGAGAGCACCGGCAACGTCGGCAGTGACTTCACGATCAGCCGCATGGGAGACAACGGCAGTCCAATCGACGCGCCACTGAGGATCATGCGGAACTCCGGGCGGATGTATTTGCAGTCGGGCAACGACCCGATGGAAATCCTCAGTCCAGCCGGGACCGGCGCGCGTTACCGCAGCACGATCAACGGGCTGCGCACATGGAGCGCTGGGACATGGACGGATGGCAGCTATTCCATCGGCGATGAGAGCGCGGCACAGTTACGGTTGACCATCGACACGTCAGGCAACACCACGCTCAATGGCGGTCTGACGGTTGCCGCGCGCTCGACGCTCAACGGCATCTGGCTGAACAACCACGTGTCGAACACCGCCACCGATCTGACCGGCGGCATCGACATGTATGGCGGCAGCTATGGCTTCAGCATCACTGGTGGCACGCTCAATATCATCGCTGGTGGCGCGGTCTGGTTCTATCCGGCTGGCACCCAGATCGCGGCTTTCAACAACGTTGGACTAAGCTTCGTGAGCGGCACCACGGTTGTGCTGGGCCGCGATCCATCCGCCGCGATGGAAGCGGCGACAAAACAATACGTCGATAGCCGCGCGCGGCTCTATACCAACGTCAAAGACTACGGCGCCACGGGCAACGGCTCGACCGACGACACCACCGCGATCCAGAACGCGGTCAACGTCGCCGGGGCGCACACGGTCTTCTTCCCGGCGGGCACCTATCGCACGACCGCGTCGATCTATCTGGCGGCTGGCGTCTCAGTGCTGGGCGTGGGTCCGGCGTCGGTCATCGCGGTCGCGGCGACCCAGTGGACGTTCGTGCTCAGTTTCTCCACCGCCACCGACGCGCATGTCGAGATCAGCCACCTGACCATCGCCCCCACCGCCGCGAATTGCGTCGGCGTCGGCGCCACGCTGGCGAATTTCGTGAGCATCCACGACGTCACATTCGCCGGCACCGCCGCCAACGCGATCAATCTGGACCGTTGCGCCTGGTATGCGATCGAGGATTGTTTCGTCACCTCAAGTATGAACTACCTCGGCGGGCCGGTGATCTGTCAGGATACCACCAGCGCCAACGGCAGCGCGATCGGCGGCAACGGCACCATCACCCGCGTCCGCTTCGCACCGATGACCGGGTCGCCCTACGGCCAGCGCGACGCCTGCATCCGCCTGAGTTCGCAGCCGACGACCAATGTCAGGGAATGTTACTGCGCCTGGGGCGCTTACGGCGCCGGGCCGGTCAGTTTCATCATCATCGAGAACCAGTGCCAGGGCAACATTATCGCGGAAAACATCGCTCTGGGCATGGACTTCGGCATTTTGATCCAGCCGGGAGCGATGGCGAACGCCGTGATGCCCGCCTACATCACGGTTACGCAAAACGCCATCGACTCGTTCGGCTCCATCGCGTGCTTCGTGGCGGGCACCGCGAGCCTTCAGGCCGAGTCCATCACCATCATTGATAACTATTTCACCGAGCCGCAGTCCGAATGCACCGCCGCCGCGATCTCAGCCGGGGGCACGGGTTACACGGTGGGGAACATCCTGACCGGGCCCGCCGTGCCCGCCGCGCAGGAAGGCGCGCAGGTATTGCTTCAGGTGACGGCGGTCAGCGGCGGCGTCATCTCGGGCGTAAGCGTCTACAACAGAGGTCTGACGCAGACACCGCCCGCCAACCCCGTCGCGTTCACCGGAGGGAGCGGTTCCGGCGCCCGGTTCAACCTGACATATTCGACCGCCGGTTATTGCATGTTGCTGCTTTACGCCAACAACTCTAGCGTCAAAGGTAACTTTTGCCTGGGTTACGGCGGCAACCGTTATGGCGCCGGTATCGTCGTGCAAAGCGTTTTGAACATCATCATCTCGGGAAACCGTTGTAACAGCCTGAACATCGGGATGTATTGCCTCGACGCGAACTGCGCCAACATGATCATCACGCACAACAATCTCTACATAAACAATATCGATTTTGGCGGCCCCGCGCCGATTTTCTCCATCCTCCAGGACAATATCGGCGTCCCCTGGATCTCGGGCACGCCCGCCCTTCCGGCGACCGGCGTCGAGGTCACCAATCTCGCGCCGTATCCGAATGAAATTCTGATCACGGGTGGCGTCGTCTACGGGATCACGGTCAATGGCGTTGGTCTCCAACTCACGGGCGGGGCGCAGTGGACGGCGCCGATCATTCTGACGCTACGGCCGCAACACGCCATCGCGGTCGCCTACACCAGCCCGCCGACCTGGACCTGGATACCGATGCTATGACCGCAACAAATGGAGCAACCTGATGGCCGCGTTGATCATCCCTAATCAGACGACTTTCGGTCAGATGACCAACAGTGTCGTCTCCCGCCTCGCCGGTCTCAACACCACCGTGCTGCGTCTCAACGAGGCGGTGGCCACCGCCTCGGCCGACTATGGCGGCGTGCCGGGCACGGAATTCGAATCCGGCTCGATGGGCGGCATGGGACCTTACGCGCCGAACAATTTCGGCGTGCAACCGGACCCGGCGTCACCCGGCGTGAACGGAACAAACTACGCCGACGCGGTGGGCCAACTGGCGACCCAGTGGGCGGCGTTCTGGGCGCTCGCCGCGCCCTACATCAAAACGCTCGACAACGGCCAGGCGGCGATGTGAGCCGGAGCGTCCATCGATCAACTCAACAACGGGAGTGTGCGAATTGAGCGGAACACAGCAAGACGTATCGACCCTACCGGCGACGGTGACGTTGCCGATCGCGCGGTGGAATCAGGTGCTGGAGGTGCTGGGTGGCCAACCCTGGCGAGAGGTCAATCCACTGATCGTCGATGTCCACCGGCAGATCCAGGACGCCGTCAACGCGCAGCAATCCGGGTCGCAACACGGCGAGGCGCGGCTCAAACAGGTAAACCCCGTGTGAGTGGCGCCGCCGCCAGGTCCCGTCTGCCCGCGGTAAAATACTCGCAGACGCAGCTTGGCGGGGTCGTGGTGCAGGGCGCCTTTCAGCCCGGCGGTCTCGATCTGCTTACCCCGACGCTGCGCCTGCAACCTGGCGTGTTGCGTGATGCCATAAACTTCGAATGCGCGCAGCAGGGCGGCTATCGTCGGATCGACGGTTATGAACGGTACGATGGCCGCTTCTCGCCGTCCAACGCCTCGTTCACGCTGGTGCAGATTGAGGCCACGACCTCGACCGGCGATTTCAACGCGGACTTCTCAGCCGACTTCGATATCGCCGGTTTCGCCGGCATCGTGCCGCCGGTCGGTTCAACCGTCATTCAGGATGTGACCAACGCCACGGGCGTTGTCATCGCCGTGGAGACAGGTCCGCCGGCCTACATGGTGCTGACCCAGGTCACGGGGTCGTTTGACGAGATACATGCCATACGCGCTTCACCGGGCGGCGAACTCATCGGTCAGGCGGTGCCCCTGACGGTGCGTCTCAGCCTGAAGCAGGCGGCGATCTACAAGGCACTGGCGGCGGACTCGTATCGGGCGCTGATTCACCAGGTGCCCGGCTCCGGCCCGGTGCGCGGTGTGGTCGGCATGGTGTTCGACGGCGTCGACCAGGTGTTCGCGTTCCGCGATAACGTCGGCGCGACCGCCTGTGGCCTCTGGAAGGCTACCCCGGGCGGCTGGACGGCGGTGCCGTTCGGTGGCCTCGTCTCGTTCACCGCCGGCTCCGGCGGCGCCCCACCGCCCGAGGGCGCCATTCTGACGCAGGGCGGCGTGACCGCCACGATCCAACGGGTGATGTGGCAGAGCGGCTCCTGGGCCGGTTCGGCGGTGGGCGATTTCGTGATCGTCGGCGCGACCGGCGCGTTCCTGGCCGGGGCGGCGACGGTGGCCGGCGGCTACACCGTTACCCTGACCGGCCCGCAGGCTCCGATCGCGCCGTTGCCGGGTGGACGATATGAATTCGCCAAGGCCAATTTCGCCGGTCAGGTGGCCACGCGACGGATCTACGGCGCGGACGGCGTCAATCCGGCGTTTGAATTCGACGGCGTGACTTACGCGCCGATCCGAACCGGCGCCGTGCCCGATCAGCCGTCGCATATCACTTATCACAAAAATTACCTGTTCCTGGCGCAGGGTTCCTCGATCATGTTTTGCGCCGCCGGGCTGCCGTTCCGGTGGTCGGCGGTCGACGGCGGCGGGGAAATCGCCACCGGGGACGTGGTCAACGGCATGATCACGCTGCCGGGCGACCAGACCTCGGCGGCGCTCGCGGTGCTGCTGCGCGGATCGTTCTCGGTGCTGTATGGGACTGACCCCACCACCTTCAATTTCGTCGGTTTCAGCACCGGAGTGGGCGCGCAGAAATATAGCATTCAGAATATGTTCGATTTGTTCATTCTGGACGATCTCGGCGTGATCGCGTTGAAGACATCCCTTAACTACGGCAACTTCGAACCCGCGACGCTGACCAAGAACATTCTGCCGTTCATCCAGCGCCAGCGCGGGCATTTGCTGGCGTCCTCGGTCAATCGGGAGAAAAGCCAGTATCGGCTGTATTTCAATGATGGCTATGCGCTGTATGTTTCGGTGCTGAATCAGGAATACCTCGGCGCCACGCTGGTTCGCTACGCGCATCCGATATTCTGCACCGACACGACGAACCAGACATCACAGATCGAGGCGACCTACGCTGGCGGCGTGGATGGGTATGTTTATCACCTCGATGTCGGGACGAGCCTCGATGGCGCGGATCTCGAGGCGTATTTCACCACGGCCTGGGACTCCGTCCGCGCGCCGCGCGTGTTAAAGCGGTTTCGAGCCGTGTCAATTGAGTTTCAGGGCGAAGGATACGCCGAGGCGCGATTTGGCTATCAACTTGGTTACAATAGCGCCCAGATCGCGCAACTCCCGGATGTAGCCACGGTTCTTAACCTCACCAGCATCGCGGCCTGGGACACATTTATATGGGAGCAGTTCGTGTGGGACGGGGCGACTTTGTTGCCTTCTGAACTCGACATGACGGGGGTCGCGGAGAACCTGCGGTTTCAGATCGCATCAGGAACGAACTACATGGAGCCATACACCGTGAATTCGTTCATATATCATTACAGTTTAAGAAGAGGAATGCGCGTGTGAGCAACTTCTTCTACACGCCCACCGGAACGCCAGGGACGGCGACTCCAGGCGCGTCCGCGCCGATCAGGGCGGAATTCCAGCTTATTTCGGCGGCGTTCGACCTGTTCCCGTCGCTCGCGGGCAGCGGTGGGCGCGCCGTGGTCGTGAACCCGGCGGGCACGGCGCTGACGCTTACCACCGGTCGGTTGACGCTGGGTGGAGACCTCTCCGTCTCCGGGACGTTCCCCACGACATTGCTCGCGAACGCCCCGACCAATCTCACGCTGCCGATGGTGGATGGCACGCTGATGACGTTCGGCGGCGGCGCCATGACGGGGGATCTGACGTTACGGGGCGATCCGACCAGTGACCTGATGGCGGTGACCAGGCGCTATGTCGACACCCATCCGCCTCTGGGCGGTCCGTACTTATCTCTCGCCGGAGGCGTCCTCTCAGGACCGCTGTCGGTGGCGGGCAATGGCGTGACCTACACGGGCGTCGGGTTTGGCCATGCCATGGCGTTCGGCTGGGACGGGGCCGCGGTGCAGGCCTATCACGACGGCGCTTCTGTCGGCGCGCTCGCCACCCAGGCCTATGTCGGCACCCAGCTAAACGGCTTCCTGCCCCTTGGTGGCGGCATTCTCACGGGGCCGCTCACCGGCACGACGGTCACCGCGTCGACTTACGTCGCGACCCTCTCAGGTGGTGGCCGGGTCGTGCTTCACGATCCCGCCGCGGGGACCGACGCCAAGGCGTTCGACTTCGTGTCAACCAGTGCCCAACTTCGCGGGCGACTGATGAACGATAGCTTCCTCAGCGTGGTCAACTGGCTGACGGTCAGCCGCTCCGGCATGACGACCAACAGCGTGGGCCTGACGGCGACGGAGATCGACCTCAACGGCCAGGCGAAGATCAGCGGCATCCTGACGGTGAGCGCCGACGCGACGATCACCGGCAACGCGGCATTTGGCGGCAGCGCGACATTCGGCGGCAACGCGACGATCACCGGTTCGGTGACCGCCGCCACCTTCACCGCCAACGCGTCGGTGTCGACCGTCGCCCTCGTCGCTTCTGGTACGATCACCGGAGATTGGGTGCGCGGAAACACCGCGGTCCAGGCCGGCCCCGACGGCTCGTTGCAGTTCTATACTTTCACCGGCAATAACCGCCGGTTCGCGTTCGCGAACCAGTGGTCCTTGGACTGGAGTTCCCTCGATGGCTCGCTGACATGGGTGGTGCCCGGTAACACGTTGTTCGTCACCTTCGCTTACAGCGGACCTGGCAGTATCGGCGTGAACTGGCTGGGACCCTGGCAGGGCAACGGCGCGTATATCGGCACATCCGACGAACGGATGAAAACCGACATCGAGGACGCCACCGTGGGCCTCGCCGAGGTGTTGGCGATCAGCCCGATCCGATTCCGCCGCATGAGTTATGACGGCGTTGTTCATGGTCGTTACGATATCGGCTTTTCCGCCCAGGAACTCCGCATGGTCATCCCTGACGCGGTGATCCAGGTCGGCGGTCCCGACCCGGACAAGCCTGGCTCACTTAAAAGCGACGACCCGGTTCTCGGACTTATGCTCGATCCGGTCGTGGCGGCGATCGTAAACGGCATGAAGACGCTCAACACGCGCCTCGCGGCGTTGGAAGGGAAGGCCGGCTGATGTCCGCGTCCCTCAGCCCGGGGCTTAATACCCCGACCATCCCGCCGCCGATCCCCGGCACCGCGCCAGCCACCACGCCGCCCGCGAACGGCCTGATCAACAGCGCGCCGGCACCGGACGGCACCAGCGCGCCGGCCACGCCGCCGAACACCGCCCCCGCGGCGGCGCCAGGCGCCACGCCGACGCCGCCGACGCCTCCTCCGGTCACGCCGCCCGTCACACCGGACCCGAACGCGCCGAACGCGTTCAACGTCACTCCGGATCAGACCGTTTCACATCAGATCGGCAACATCATCGCTTCCGGCTCGCCGCTCATGCAGCAGGCCGAGGCGAACGCCCGCAACCTCATGCAGCAACGCGGGCTGATCAATTCGTCGCAGGCGATCACCGCCGGGCAGAGCGCGCTCTACAGCGCGGCCACGCCGATCGCCACCGCCGACGCCGCGACCTACGCCAAGGCGGCGACGGACACCACCACGGCGCAGAACACGGCGAAATTGCAGGCGCAACAGATCTCCGGCCAGACCAACATCGCCCAGATCCAGACGCAGTCGCAGAAGGACATCGCGAACATCCAGTCCAACACCAGCCTGTCGGTGCAGGACAAGATCAGTCAGACCAGCCAGCAGATCGCCAAGATCCAGTCCGACACCAGCCTGACGAACCAGGAGAAGCAGGACGCGACCACATTGGCCGCGCAGAATATTCAGACAAACGCACAATTGGCCCTTGGGCAGTTGAGCGCCAACACGCAACTGACGTTGCAGGACAAGGCTTCGTCAGCGGCGCAGATCCTCGCCACGCTGAACAACACGAGCGCGCAGCGGATCGCCCAGATCCAGGCCGACACCAGCCTGTCGGTGACCGACAAGCAAACCGCGTCGGCGCAGATCATCGCGCAGGGCAACAACGCGACGACGCTGGCCGCGCAGAACCTCGTCAACGCTGGCGCGCTGGCCAACATCGCGGCCAATTCGACCGCGCAACAGCGCATCACGCAGATCCAGGAAGACAACAAGCGCGTGCTGCAAAACTCCGCCGGGGCGCAGCAGCTTTACTCCTCCGCGTTGCAGAACATTCAGGCGTTCATGACCAACCCGAACCTGAATACCGACCAGCAGGCGACGGCGATGAACAACACCATGGATACCCTCAACGAGGGTCTCAAAATGTTCGGCAACATCGACGCCAACACGAACATCAACTCCGTGCTGCGGTTCGGACAGCCGTCCTCAGATGCGAATTCTTCGACGGGGCCACCGTCGAACCTCGGTGATCAGCGGCAGCTTGGCCCGCCGGGTTCGACCGCGACCCCGGCGTCAGGATCTCCGACGTACAGCACCGGCACTCCGGATAACCCGACCAATACCAACCCAGGCGGCGGGGGCGGTGAAGGTTGACGCTCATGGACCGCATCTGGGAGGTCGTCGGGCCAACGATCTACCTCACGCGCGAGCATTACGAACGCTGTTGGCGGGGCTGGACGATCGAGGGTTACGAGCGCGGCGGCGAACTGGTCGGGGCCACGCTGGTCAACGGGCCAGAGTTTCACTTCGTGCTGTTCAATCCGGACAAGCCGATCACCCTGACCGATGTCCGCCACTGCCTCGCCCCGGTCCTCGCGGCCAACGGGCACGTCATCACGCGCACGCCGCACCACGACACGCGACAGCACAGATTCAATCGCCTCGCGGGCTTTCGTCAGATCGGCGGCGATGAATTCAACGTGATTTACCGGATGGAAGCGGCGGGGTCGCGGTGGCTTCGCTGATCAACAACCTGGACATGGGACCGGCGCCGATGGTGCCGCGGCCACCGCTGGCCGAGGAACCGCCGCCGTCGCCCGAATACCTCGACGCGCTGAAGCGGATCGATCCCGGCCCGCGCGCCAACCACATGGCCGAGGCCGACGCGGCGATGTCGCTCACGCCGGAGGAAAAGTTTCTCTACAACGTGCATCTCAACAACCTTTACGGCACCGGCAAGATCGTCCATCCGGATGGTGGCGTGTCGTCCTTGTTGCAAATGTCTTTCGAAAACGACGACGGCAAGACCTACAACATCCCCACCGTGTGGGGTGGCAAGGCGCTGGAGCCGGATGCCGCCATCGCGGCGGCGCACCGGTTCGGCATCGAGCAATTCCCGGCTTATCAGAGCGGTGATGAAGCCGAGGCGCGCTACGACGCGATGCATCATTACCTTGAGAAAGACACTGGCGACTTCATCGATCGCGCGACACGGGGCGTGCCCCGCTGATCAACTCCGAGGGGAAAACCTGAATGCCCGCAGTCCCCGCTTTCGCGGCGGTGTTCGCCGTCGCCGCGGCTGGTGCCGCGACAGCCGGCGCCATCGCTGGCACGGTGGCCATCGCGACGGCTGGCTTCGCCGTGCTTGGCGCGGTCGGCGCGACGATCGGCGCGGTCGGCGCTATCACCAAGAACAAGACCTTGCAAATGATCGGGTTGGGCCTGGGCGTGGTCGGTGGAGTCGGCGGCATCGCGTCGAGCGCGGGCGTGTTCGGTTCCGAAGCCGGATCGATCTTCACGCCGGCCAGTTCCGGCGGCGCGAGCCTGACCGGTGATACCGGTGCGACGTTCGCCGACAGCATGACCCCGGCCACGACCGGTGGCGCTGGCACGGGCGGCGAAGGGTTTGTCGACAGCGGGTCGTGGGATGTCGCGCCGACGACGGCGACGGGCGCGCCGGATCTCGCGGCGCAGGCGGCATGGGCGCCGAACGCGCAACTGTCCATGGCCACGAACCCGGCGACCGCGACGAATCAGATATCCGCCCAGGTGGACACAAGCAACGCGACGGTCGGGGACAGTAAGGGCGTCGTCAGCGGGGCCGCTCCCGACCCCAACGCACCCTCCGCGCAGGTACCAGGGCAGCCGAAGGCCGATCCGGTCCAGGCGGGTCAGGACGGCGGGCCTCTCTCAAAGAACGTCGATACCACCTCGCCCATGGGTCCGTCCGATCCGAACGCCGTTAAACCCGGCGCGGTCACCGGGGCACCCGGGCAGACCACGGCGAACGCGACCGCAACCTCGGGAACTCCAGCGGACCCGCCGGGCTGGTTGGGCAGACAGTTCGCCGGAATAACGTCCTGGGCCAAGGACAACCAGACGCTCGCCTCGGGCCTCGTGAACGGTGGTTTCGGCCTGCTCAAAGGCCTCGGCGGCACCACCGACGCGCAGAACAATTATTATAACGCCAACGCACAGGCCAACCTCGACCTCGCGAAACTGCGCGATCAACAATACGCCAATATCGCCGCGCCGAAAGCCGTCGCCTACTCGCCGCCGGTCGGCAGCGTGCCAGCCTTGGGTACGCAACTGCCGGGCGCGGCGGGCCTGATCAACCGCGCGCCCACATCAGCCGTTACGGGAGCGACAGCATGAGCCAGACCCAGCAGCCGCCGGGCGCGGCGGTCGACCCCAAAACCCCGCTCCGCAACCCGTTGCTGCAACAGATCGAAACCGAGATCGAGAGCGTGCTGCCGCCGGATCAGCGCGACCCCTACATGCGGCTCCTCGTCGCTGGCATGCACGCGGCGCTCGATCCGCAACCGAACGGACAGCCGCCGCTCGTCGCGCAGTTCCGCCAGAGTAAAGACCCCATCAACGACGCCGCCATTGGTTCTGCTGGCATCATGATGATGCTGTATCACAAGGCCAACGGCGCCGCGCTGCCGCAGGCGCTGATACCGGCTGGCATGTCGTTGCTACTTAAGGCGTTGGACTTTTTGCAACGCACGCGGATGGTGCCGCAAATCGCGGAGCCGGATGTCGATCGCGCGACGCACGCTTACACAGACCAGATTTTCAAGGCGTTCCATATCACGCCGCAGGGCATCCAGAACGCGACACAAAAGGTGCATGCCGCCATTCAGGACCCCGACGCGCAACGCAAGATATTGATCCATTCCGGCGCCATCCGCGACACGACGGGGATGAAACCGCCGCCGCCAGGCCCGCCGATCGGCACGCCGCTGAACGGTCGCCCCGGGATGATGAACCGCTGAGATGGCGAGCATCATCAATGGCGCCAACGAAGCGCCGCCGCCCCGGGCCTACGATGAGTACGACGCGAACGGGCAGTGGATCGGGCAGTCGACCGAGGGGTTCCAGGGACCCAACGCGCGGCC